AACATAGCTTGTTCACGTGTATGTCTGCAGGATCTATGAGTAAGCAGTGTGAGTCTTCATCTGAATCCGTTCTAATTATCTGAATGTAGTTAGGTTTGATGTCTTTAACCGATGCAATAAAGTCTTCTTTAAAGTCTTCATATTTGAATGTATCTGTTTCGCCTTTAACATTGATGGAATAGTGCTTTCCTTTATACCAATAGTTTTTGATTTTCTCGGGATCTATTCCTACGGCTTCACATTCATCGAATACACCTTTATTTTTGGCTCTATCTAGCATTTTAGAAGCTAATCTTCTTTTGTTGTCGTTATATTCTAGGTTGTTTTCTTTGCAGATTTTCTTTGCAATTTCAGTAATAGAAACTCCTTGTTTGTAAAGCTCTATCATTTCGGTTTTAAATTCAACCATTAAAATACGTATTGGTACAAATAAGTAACTACGTATTTAAGTAATTGTTTTGCATAAAAAAACTCCTACCAATTACGATAGGAGTCCAAGCAAGAGGCTTTACTACAGCGATTCTGGAGTTACGTTGCTTTTTAAATATAAATCTACAAATTCATTAATTGTTAATCCAATGTGATTTTCTCCGTTGTCTCTAAAGAACAAGAAGAAGTCTATTAATTGATTACGTTCCATTTCTTTTGCTTCAAGTATTAACTCACTTTGAGTAGATGGGAACCATTTGTATTCTTTTTGTAATTGCTCTACTAAATAGTCTACTGCTGTCATTTCTTAAAAAAATTAAGTATTATTTGTTTTTTACTAGCTTGTGTAAATGTAAACTTTCCATCTACACGATGCGTAAACCCTTTATCGTTTAGGTTGCGTTTAAGACTACAAATTCTGCATTCGATAGTCTTACCCTTATTTGCTTTTATCTTGTACTTAGAGTCATCTAAATGGTACATAAACATCGGGTAGTTATTTCTACAGGTGAAACATTTTTTCATAACTTTTCTATTTCTTGTTTAACTTCTAACCAATATTGAAAAAAATTAGTAAAATCTACACCATCGTAATAACCATTATCTTCTTCCTCCTCATCGTCACCATCCCAATCAACTACACCAATAGATTTTAATATCTCATCAACTGCAATTAACGCAGCAACCTTACCTCCATTGATGGTCAATAAGATTTCATTTGAAAATTTATCAACTAATTCTCTTGCTTTTTCTTTTGGACTCATAATTTATCATATATTGATTTTTCACTATCACTTAATTGTTCATAGGCACAACTAAAACCGTTTAACATCTCGCTTTCTGTTGCGTATGCTTCGTTTTTATATCCTAAACAAACTTTTGTTTGAATTCTAAGTTTCTCTAATTCGATGCGTTTTAAACCCTCTATTTGGCATTTATGTACCTTTGTCGCACGTTTGTTTAACTCTTTTAATATAGTCACGTTAAACGGCTGTTTATGCAGTCTATTTGTAAGAGTCTCTGTGCTTAACTTCCTTGCTAATTCACTTGTCATAACATAAATAGTATTGTAATCGTTATTACTATAATCGCTAGTATTATTTTTGCTAGTGTCATAAACTTGTATAATATTGTGGGTAATCCTGTGGGAAAACTTTCTTTTTTGCGTCTTTTAATCTTTTTTTAATTTTACGTTCCTCTTCAATGTGGCTAATTACCCAGTAAATTGCACCACCTAATACTAATTCAATCATATTATTTCTTCGTTTACTTCTTTTAATAACTCTATTGTTTTTTCAAATCCAATTACATCCGATACTTTACCTATAAATAATTGGTGTTTTAATTTTTCTTTTCTTTCCATTTCTTTTGCTTGTTCAAATATTTTAATTTCTGCTTTCATATCTTCAGAAAGCACATAAATATTTAAATTTTCAAATAACCATTCTACTGCTGTCATAATTTATTATTTTCTAAAATTTCTAACATATCTTTAATCATTGCGACAACTAACTCTCCATTCATAAAGTTTTCACCATATCCTTTTTTAATCATTTGTTGGATTATTTCGTCTAATTCTTTTTTTTTAATTTCTTCTAAAATAATTTTTTCTAACTCAGGAGTCCAAATACCTTGACTTCCTAATCCAAACCTTAAACCATCAGTTATTATTTTTTTATTCATTATCTGCAAAGGATTAAATAATTAGCTGAAACTTCTAAATACTCTTTATAGTATTGTTGTCTTTCTTGTTTTGATAATTTTTTATCATTCACACATAAGAATAAAGCATCCATAACTTTTTTAGCTTTGTCTTTTGCGATGTTGTCTACTACTAATTCCATAATTCTAATTGTTTTTACAAATATAATACATTTATTATAATATCATAACATTTTATAAAATAAAGTAAAAAAATAAACGCAACCCTTTTGAGATTGCGTCGAACGTACTATTCTATAGTATGTGTGGTTATTCCTTTATTTCAAAGTGCATCCAATCGTAGTTTTTCTCTTTACCTAAGGATATAAATCCATGTTTATAGAAAATATCTATCATTGGTTTGTATTCAGGTCTTGCAAAACGTGCTGTTTTAGAAGTTTCTTTTAATAAATTCCTTGCTGGATCTAAATCTACTGCTACACCCCATGAATGCTTGCTCCAATCTGAACCACCTCGCATTTTGCGAAAGTTGAAACAACCACCAAAAAGGTCAATTCCTAGCAAAACTATCTTATCGTAACCGTAATGTTTTAATAAGTCGTCAAATACAGCTAGAAATTTATCTGCAACTAGCTTATGACAGCTCATTCTAGATACTTTCGTGTTTAAATCCCAAGCTAAACGCATAGGATAAGGTAAATTTATAGTGACTAAATATCCTGCACCTGTTACGTTTGGTTTACCATACTTGGATATTAGTTGTTTAGTTGTTATCATTATCTTCTATAGCTAAATGAGAAATTGACTTAACTGTTGCTCCGATTGTAAGTAATACACCGCCTATAATTGGAAGTGGAGTAACTAATACACCCCCTACGATTGTAAGTGCTACACCTACTTTGCCAATTTTTACCCAAAACTTTGGTCGTGGTGCTTTTATTCTGTCTATTAATTTCATATCAATTATATTTAATGTTTGCAAATTTACCGTTAATTGCCTCAAATGTATCTTGTAAATCTTTAGGAAGTAAATCTATTCCAAATGCAAAGATATTGTAACATGCAAGTATTTTTTTAAAATGACTATCGTAATGTTCACATGAAAATATAGCTTCAACTCTATGCTGAAAACCCATCACAACTCCATGTCTAAATGACTCAAATAATTCTATTACATAATTTACATCTTCGTGTTTAATTCCTTTCTCCAGCCAATGGTTTTTTATTTCATTTACATACTTCGCGTGCATATTCCAAAGTGAAGAAAGTATCAACTGCTTTAATTCATCACTAGATAACTTACTAAAATCATTATCTAAAAACGATTGAAATTTGTCGTAACAAACATCGGACTTAAATCTCACAAAATCCGCAGACATTCTAGATTTAGTTTCGTCATATTTTCCATGAGAGAAAAATTTAAGAAACATTGCTTCTTGTTTTACACGTTGCAAAGTATTAAAGATATCATGACTCTTCAAAGACTTAATATCCTGTGTTTTTTCTTTACGTTTAATTAATGAAGTAAACCATGTCGATATAGGCTTGTGAAAGTAATATAATACAACTACTAATACCACCAATATGAATATCATAATCGGTGATAATTTAGAATTCAATATACTACTAATCTCTTGCATTATAACTCAGGGAATGTTATTGTAAACTCGGATGGAATTCCTAAAACAGCTTCTAATCCATCGGTATATACAATATAATATATATTATCTAAATCTGAATAGTCATAATTTACCCAATATAATGTATCGCCTTGAGGATTTGGCAATCCTTTATAAGTAGCACATAATTGTCTTGCATTTATTGCTTGTTCTTCAGTTGTATATGTATACCCTAACATGATTAATATATTGAATAAAATGAATTGATATTACTTGAAATTCCAGCTCTATTGCTTGATTGGTCTGTATTGTAAATAATTAATTGACTTATACCTCCATCATAATATTTAAATTTTGCACTTCCACTTTTTGAACCTATTGTTAAATCAGCAGTTGCATTTGCCGTTGAAGGTGAATTTGTTAGCACGTTTAAACTTAAAGCACTTCCATTATTTACATATATTTTACTCCGATTTAACGCAGTTGCATTTCCATTATCAGTTTCGTCGTTAATTAAAAATAGTGAATTAGTAGTTAATGGATTTGTTACAGTAAGATTTGACACGGTAGCTAAACCAGAATTTCCATTTGTAGTGAAATTTCTAACATTACTTGTAGTTAATGTAAATAATGAATAGCCAATATTAGCAGATGTCTCATTATTATTACATAATATAAATCCATCATTAGCAACCCTATTATAACCAACAACACTAATAAAAGATTTGCCAGTTTTATGAAGAAAAGAAAAACTACTTAAACTTGATGATATAGACATATAATCTGAAAGTCCATCAAAAACAACTGTTGGTTTGGAATTCTTAGTTAATAAAGAACCAGCACTAACTATTTTAGGTTGATAATCTAATGTTGTCTGTTCAAAATTATAAGCATTTCCGCTTTGGTCGTAAAAAATAGATACATGACCATCGTTAGAACCAACAAATGATAATAAAGATGTTGTATCTAACACGTTGTTAACAAAACCTATATCTTGAGAAGCGCTATCAGAAGACCTTCTAACTCTAATGCAACTACCAGAATACGCTGTTCTTAACTTTCGTAATGAATAAGCACTTGTAGCACCAGTATATGTATCTAATAAAGGCACATAAGGAACCGATCCACCACGCATAACAGTAGCACGCAATGTAGGTACGTGATTATTTACTATTCCGTATCCGTAGAGCATTCTATCCTAAGATTAAGTTAACTGAACCGCTTGTTAAGTCAACACCGCTAAATAATACACCTTGACCTGTAATCAATGCGCCAGCTTTAACAGCAGTTGCAGGAGTAGTAATGTATGTACTTTTAACGTCCGATCCAGCAACTTTAATCGATGCAAAAACCGTATCTTCTAACACAAAAATACCAGCAATTGTAGCTGTAACCTCTGTCGTGTCATTCACTAATTTAGTTCCTTTCGTAGCAACTAATCTATCTAAATTTGGTAAACTCATATCTTATTTTATTATTTTGATTTCTAATGTTGCGTTTGTTAATGCGCTATCTACGAAGTTACCTGTAGCACCATTACTTGTTCCAAAGTCTATAACTGTAGATGTAGTGCATTCAGCTCTTACACAAGTTCCATTTGGCCCACTTCCTAATGTTATACTTACGTATGTTTTACTAGATGTAAATAAAGCACTAGAGGCAGTTAATGTATAAGCCCCAGTCGCTAATCTAGCAAGTGTAAATGTTTGAGTAACTTCTGTTTCGTAGCTATAATTCTTTGTAGGTGCAGATGTACCACTTTGACTAATATTAAACATTATAGTTGTATATGGTCTTATATTAGCGCCTGTAATAGATTTAGTATCGTACGTAGCACCGTTATAATCTGAAATCATTAACAAATCATCATCTTGTAACTGTGCTGCTTTCGGTGTTAACTCGCTTATCTTTTTGTCTGCCATCTCTATTTATCTTCTTAAGATATAACTCTAATTTAATAATATTGTTTTGTTTAGGCTTGTATACCTCTTTCTTCATATATACCAATTTGATAAGTAATTCTTTTTTTGTGGTATAACATCACCGTTAGTGTTAGTTTGATATTCAGGAAATAACGTTTCATTGTCACACATATAATCTAAGAATCTTTGCGCGTAATTCTCAGCAATACGTTTTTCTTTCTCAACCAAATAGTCTACTTCTTCTTTGCTTACTATTTCCGCATTCTCAGAACTATGTTTATACAACCCTTTGTTAGATATCGAATAAGCCGCAAATGGTAAGTATTCCACCATTGTGAAGTGTATCAACATCGGCTTCAAATACGTATTTACCAATGTAGCATAGTTACCACTCAACGTACTAGCAACAATATCTGCTTTAATTCTAGTCATTAAGTCAGTTCCTACATATTGTAAAACCCAAATGTCTTGAGCTATCTTTATAAATTGTACAACCTTATCCGTATCAACATTACCATTTAATGCTGTGTAAGATTGTAAATCTGCTTTTCCTATTAATAATGCCTCTGCCATAAGTGTTTGTATGCTTTTTTATTTTTAATCCTCCAAATAATTGAAGAGCTTACCTTGTATATTATTCCTAGTTGTCTTGTAGATAAATTTGAGTTAAAAATATATAACGCTTCTTTATCTGTTAACTTTGTTTTTATTAATCTGTTTTCAGTCGCATGGATAATATTTTCGCTTATCGTACACCATTCTAAATTCTCCACTCTATTATCTGTCTTTATTCCATTTTTATGGTTAACTACAGGCTTATTTTCTTTATTAGGTATAAATGCTTCC